CGATCAGATCCATCAATTACACCAATAAATTTACTATATCTAAACTTACCATTAAATTTCTCAGTTCCTGATGTTTTCAAATATTCTTGAATGCCAGTAGTTGCAATAGATGCAATCTCAGTTGGGAGAGCATTTGTTTTAGATCCGTTATAATAAATCTTACTATTTAATTCAACAAATAGAATAGATGGATCAATAAATTCTGGTTTGACTGATGCAACTGTATATTGTCTTAATTCTTTGGTTAACTGCGATTTTGTAAATGCAGAAAGAGATGCTGCTTCTTCTGGTTTAACTGAAATGAATACTTTACCGTATTCAGGTGGAACCTGATCTTCTCCACCAAATACAATGATATCACTAATAGATGGATATAGATTTCTAACAATTGCACTGTAATCGTTAGATGTTACTGCACGGTTCTGAGATCCATAAAACTTAGTTGCATTAAATTTAATTTTTTCAATACTTTCAATATCAGAACCACCAGAAGACTTAGAATTAGTTGTGATAGTACTTACATTAAATGGTAATGAAATTGGAGTGTTATTCTCATCTTCTATTCTACCATTGAATAAAAACGACTTCGCACCATTTGATGAGGATCCATTAGTAGTAATATAAGAAATTTCAATAATTTCACCATCTACAGGTTTCTTACCTAAAATGTTGTCACCAAAGAAGATTTCATATTGCTCGTCTTCAACTTCACTAATAAAATATACCTTATCGTCAGAACCAATATCAAGTACACTATCTGCTTTTTTATATTCTTCAAAAACACTTGAACCAACAGATTGATATACTCTAATAACCAATGTATTCAAATCAGCAGCAGGATTGTTAATCCTGAAACGTTGAGACTTAATAGAATCATCAAAACTAGTTCTTGTTAATACTGTTGAACCCTCATTGAGAATTAGATTGTTGAATGATGCTACTTTATTAGAAACTTCTACTTTAACATCGTTTCTTACAATGTAACGATATAGAGTGTTATCATAATTGGTTACAAATCCTGTTCCTGCTTTTAATGTTACACTTGCAGGTGCAGTGCTAAGAAATGTAAGATCAAAACTTACTTCCGCTGTTGGTGATGAAATTGATTTTGGTGTATACCCCAACTGCTTTGCTAACGCCACTACATTGTCCCTAAGAGTGGCAGAGTCAAGGAACATCTCATTGACTACCATATTAGCATTAAACGCTGTATAGTACGTGTTATATGCTAATACATCTAGGAGTTGACTTAATGCTGAACCCTCAAAGTCATAGTCAGTAAAATCCGTTTGAGCTCTCATATAATCTTTGAGAGCAGTTTTGATTTCATTGAAATCTAAATTGTTTAACTGAGTATATGGCATTATCTCGTCCTAGACAGGAAGAATTCTATTTGTACAGGGGGGACATCTGTTCCTCTTATTTGATAAGTCATTTCCACGTCAAAACCGTTGTCGTCAAAGTTTGGAATGACGGCAACGGTTTGTACTGATATTCTTGGTTCGTATTGTTTGATAGTACTACGGATGCCCATCTTGATTTGAGCAGCAGTACCAAAGTCTAAAGGTTCAAACAAAAATGATCTAATATCCGAACCAAAGTCCGAATTGAATAGACGTTCACCCCTGTTAGTAAGAAGTAAACTAATGATGGCTTGCTTAATAGCAGCATTGTCCTTACTAACAACTACGTCGTCAGTAACTGGATGCTTCTTGAACGTTATATTGACATCTCTAAACGAGAGATTAGACGTTGCCATTAAGAGTATACGGAGTCACTAGTTATTTAGCAGGATCTTCAAAAATAATGTTCCAAGAAATGCTAATTCTAGATTCTTCTCCAATATGAGGGGTTACGTAATGTGGTAACCAACTCTCAAATACTAAACCCTCTCCTTCAGATGCTCTAAAGTTAATTGTTGGCATTTCAAAGGCAGTACCCATAGCTCCTGCTCTAGTATCAGGAAATCCAATTGATCCTGATGCTTGATTACATTCACTTGGCACCTTTACATAATAAACACCACTTAAACGGAAATTAGGGTGACTATGATAATTTGAATACCCACCTTTTCCCAATTTAACTGCCCAAGTTTCTAGACGATAATTTTCATCAAACAAGTCACGTCCTGCATATGCACTAGATGCTCCTAGAATCATTGCACGTAACTCTTGAGACCATTCGTAGTCTAAGTCTGTAAGGTTACACTCAGAATGCCAACCATTCTCGCCACCTACAGAAAATCTCTTAGTATCAGGGTTCTTTTTACTTTGCTCTATAATGTAGTTAGCAATCTTCCTGTTTAACTTCTTTGCATTACGATCATTACGAAATGCTAAAACTTGAGTAGGGAAGAATTGCTTTTTATCAATTGATATACTCATTCTTCAATAGGTTTCGGATAAAGTTCCTCTTTAATTTTATTACGATCTCTTTTTGCTGCCATTTGCAAATACTTGTCACTGTCTGTTTCAGTGATTAGGGTCATTCCCTCATCAACAAATTGTTGACTTTTATCAACTCGTGAATTGCCCATCTGAGTTCTCCGTCCGTAGTTCTCGTTCATTACTTGTTTCCCAAAAATAATCATCAGTGTCTCCAAGGCGTCCCCATTCAGTTCCTGCTTCAACTTCATACTTTATAGTAGATACTTTGAAATCGGGAGTTGTGGGGGTTTCTGGAGTGAGTGAAAGGTCATACAATCGCATCCTATTATTAGGATACAATGCATATTGACCATTCTTTAGTTCAATGCAGTTGTGTGACTTATGCTCCTGAGGAGTTTCGCTAACATTATTATCTATCACATCAATGTTTGCATGATAGTTATCTAATGTAAACAAATACTTACCTTTTACTAATCCATGGTCGCGAGTGCGTAACTCTACTTCCATCTCACCAATGAATCCTTTGCTAATTGCCATGACTCCGTAATCCATACAGTTCCAGAACTGTAAGTTCTCCAAACTCATATCCATAGTAGGAGTAGCAGGAGAACTTACAAACGCACTAATGGGTAACTTGTCATACATTGCTCCGTATTCAGGTAAGTAAGTTTCAAAATAGAAAGCACGACCAGGTATACTTTTAGCAGATACCCAAACACCTTCTACAAACTCTCCGTGCCCATCTTGATGATCGCGGAGATATTCTTTTCTTACCCATACCTTCTGTGCAGGTATGTTACATATTAAATTCATTCATGTCCCTCGGAGTTTCGGCGTTCGGGGCAATCAACCCCTACCTTGTCCACGATAACGCTTTTTCTTACCGTTGCGTGAACTGGCAGCATATTTTGTGTGCTTCCCAGTACCCTGACGAGTTTTCTTGGGAGTAGACTCAATCATGAGTCCGCCAGAAAGTCCAACCTTACTTCTTGCCATAATGTTATTTGAGTTGTGTACCAATTAGTATTGTAGGATGTTGGAACGGTCCTGTCAAGGGCCTCGGTGTACCTCCTATTACCATCTGTGCTTCGTCTCCAGTAACAGCAGGTAATCTTCCGTTGATAAAGACAGTTTTATTAACTGTTGGTTTGATTACCCTTTGACCTGGTTGACAAGGTAAAGGAATGAGTGGATTAACCTTTGTACCTGCCACAGGAGCGGGTACAGAGAGGTTGTCATAGATCTTTAGTGGAGATTTACCTACGACGACTGTTGAAAGGTATGGCGTCCCTCCTAGGGGCGATGCAGCATACAAACAGTTTCCATCTGTACTAGCAGTATCTACTGTTTCTGGTCCAACGAAGTTTGGCATTTTTCTACCTCTTTATGAAGATGATCCAGAGTCTCCGCTATAGTCTGGTAATTCTGGGAGTGGGGCGGCTTGTACATCAATCGGGGGTTCTCTAAATTGGATACCCTCTTCTCCACCATCGTCAACTTCTTGAGCAGCTCTTGGAGTTGATCGTTTAACTTCTGCATTGTCAATTGGTTGTCTTGAGTCATTGTCTAGTCCTGCAAATCTTTTTGCTGCTGCGTTCTCAAACTGATCGCAGAATGCATCAAAGTTATTCAGTATATCTTCGTAGTAATTACGATCCAACGTTCAGTCTCCCAGAAACTTCAGGATATTTATCTAGAGGATGCTCGCCGTCAGGGAACCTCATGAGGTTATCCATTTCAATTAGTTTTGCTTCAAGACTTACAAGACGCTCGGCAACCTCTTGGATTACATCTGCCATCTTATTGATCTGTTGTTGCTGTACGGCGAGTTGAAACTGAGGATCCTTCTTCAAAGGGTTATTCATATCTTCAATAACGGTCTCTTCCGTGATAACGAGGTTTTCAGTCATTTTTTTGCTGGGAAATTTTTTTGGATTTCAAGGTTTTAAAAAAACCATTTTCAAATATATTTATCGGTCGTCTGGATACTTTTGTAGGTTAGGAGGGACCCAAAGATTTCGCTCGGCAACCCTTTAATAACAAATAAGGGGGCATATTACTGCCCCCCTAATGTTATCCACACATGCTCTGGGACTTACACCCGCTGAGGTTCAACTTAAATGCGAATAGTGAACGCAACCCCTGCCAGTCTTACGGATGCCCAGAGGATCAAAGTTCCTCTAGCATCTCATCCATTTCGTCTGTGTCAATGATGGGATCCATCCAACGCACACCGTCTGGTGTCATCTGTCCATAGATGCTCTCAAGCGTGGGGATGAGATGATCATAGGAGATAGCACGGCGAGCGAGTGAGTACATACCCTCATCATTGCCCAACCATAGGGCGACGTTCCATGTCTCATAGTTTGCCCAACCGTTGTAGGTCTCACGTTCTGCGATCATGGATTCAAGTGCTTGCATGTGTTGTGTTTGTTGTGTATGTGTTTATTATAATGGATGAGAGGGCAACGTCTACACGAGGTGTGCCAGATGTTGATCTGTCACAGCATCAATGCTCTCATCTTCATAGACACGCACCCACTTGATAGGGTCGCCGCTGGTCATCTTCCAAATCATCTGATCACCCTCACCGATGACAGATTGGCAGATCTTGTATGCTGTGGCGATGTCGGCGCATTGGATTGCACCCTCAGGATCAAAGTTTGTCCAGTTGGCGGGTTGGACTGCCCAAGTGGTTTGGATCATGTGCTTATTATAGAGGGTGAATTGATCAGTGGCGATCACTGATGTTCCAGTATCCCCACTGTCCACCGTGGGCAGGTTCCAGACCCTGACGCACCCGCTCGCGGTATGCTGTCTCTGCTGCCATCTGCTGGCGGATGCTGTCCATTGCTGCTAACATGACAGGTGAAGGGTTCTCATTGTGTAAAAAGAGACCGTCTTCAGATTTGATGAGTGGTGTTTTGTTCATGCCTTTATTATAGGGCAATGATCAGAGGGTGTCTACTCTGTGTGGACAGTTTCCAAATTGGTCAGGTCAACGCCTAGGCGTCCCTCTTCATCTTCAATCAACACGGTTTCAATGTTGGGAACATCAAAGATGTCTAGCATGGTGTCACTCATGATTGTGTGGTGTAATCAATTTCTAAAACAGCACAGCTGTCATCGTATCGGACAAACTCACGCAGTCCAATTTCAATTTCATCCTGCATCTGTTCTTTCATTTCCTGTTGCCATTCTTCCGCTGTCATGTTTAACCTCGGGTTGGTGTATACTAGTTATACCACCAATCGCCTTTTTTGTCAACATGAAAACAAACCACGGCAAAAGTTCATCGTTACAGTGCGATGGAATGGGTTTCAATTGTGGGTGGATAACGTTAACAGGGAGGGGGGAAAGGTCCCCCCGCTGCATCATGCAAACGTGAATCCATTCTCAAAATCAACTGTACCTGTGGCAGTGCTGATGAACCATTCAAAATTCTTTTGAAATACTCCGTCAGTGTAACCGTTGCAGAATTCGTTGATTAATGCATTGAGACGTGATTTGGTGGTGTTGGACTGCCACCCGCCATCATAGATTGTCAATGCTCCGTTATCAGCAACGGTTGCAATATGGTTGCCGTGAAGATACACAAATGCATTGCCGTCCTCATGTGTTACCATGGTGTTGCTGTTGCTGAAGTCGCGGTTGCAACGGATAGCGTTGTTCATTTGTGATTCAATTTTACGCATGTGTGATGTGTGTTGTTTGGTATGTGTTTATTATAGGGCAACAGGGAGGCAGTGCAACCTACCCCGTGCCACTTTATCAACTGGTCTACAGGTAACCTGCAACCATCATTCCTGGTTCATCATAGAACCACGTCACATCAACATCAGGAAATTTCTCTTTAATAGCATGGAAGATTCCCTCTGCTGGTGACCATGCTGTGTCAAATTCACATTCAAAACTATTCTCATCACCCTCACATTCAATGTCATTTTTGAATATATCCCACTTAGTGCCCCAATTAGTTGAGTTCCAATTATACCATCTATCATCATTCGTGCCATCTGGGAAATCATACGTCACATGGCATACCTCACCATTAGGTGATTTCATTTCTCTTTTGATTGGTAATTCACCTTTATCATTTGGTGTGTTCTTCCAATCTGGTGAGGGAACTAATTTATTAAATGGTTCGTCATTGTTGAAGATCTCATAAAGTGTTTCAATGTCCTTCTCATTGTCAGAGTAGAATGAAACACGATTGTGACACCAATTCGGCATAGATTCTCCTGTGATTGTTTACATTGTTATTATAGTGCATAGGGTGACCTGTGCCACCCTATGTGTGCCACTACTTCAACTGGATGTCGTAATCAATTTTTTTGATACACCACCCGCTGGATGTGGTAATCTCTTCTATGAGATCATCTTCGTCACATGCCTCCCATGTGCCGATGTGGTCTTGTGTGATTTCAACCCGCTCATCTTTGCTGATGTGCTCATCGTCAAAATCAAAATCAATGTATGTAACGTTAAAATGCATTAGACTAATCCTCTGTCTACTGCATCCATCACGTCACCATATTCACCGATGACATTTCCAAATGTGTCACGTATGCAAGCATACTTGCTTTCCTCTTCGCTCATTGCATAGCAGAGGTCAAAGGCACGATCCTCAGAGGATGTGGTTTCAATCTCACCAGTCTCGGGACAGTGGATTTCGTAGAGGGTTGTTTCGTTCATGTTCTTAGTATAGGGCAGCGGGACACGAATGGGGCAGATAGTGGACAGTTAATTAATTGTCCTGCGCCAGCTCCCACATTCTATTAAATGAGTGCAACCATGCAACATGCTTACAATCAAGTTCATTGAGGTCCTGCTCATCTGCTGACACATAGGGTAGACTATGCTTAGTGCAGTAATCCTCGTATACTATAGTGAGGAAATCAATTGCATCTAGATGATTGTAGATTCTCATCATCTTAGCATCCTCTTCTAATGCAATTTCACAAGGTGTCATAAAAAAATCCTGTACATGCATTCATTATACACATACAGGATTGATGGTCTATGGTTAGTAGACCAGTTTAATAACTGTCATAGTACTCATCCTTCTCTCGTTTAAACTTTGCTATCTTCTTTTTAGAATGTCGTTTGATGTTCTTTACCTTGTATCCAAAATCTTCAAAATCGTCTATAAACTCATCACGGTGATCAGATTGTCCCCGTGAACTCTTCTTACTCATTAGGTTGATAGTGTTTACTATACTACAACAGTGGATGATTATTTAGTTGGGGTGATTAGACCTTCTTTAATACTTACATTTACTAGTTTACCAATAGATTCTTCATTTTTCAGAGTATTTGACACTTTTTCGTCAAATTTAGCAATATTTTCACAAATAAACTCGTATTCTTTGTCAAGATTACTGTTATATGTTACAAATACACTGTTTTCTTTAGTTTTAATGCTAAAAATAGCACTGGATTCGGTGATTTCGTAAGTTTTCACAAAAGTCATTAAAGGTTAAATGTTAAAAAACTAAAAATCTTAAAAAATCAACTTTTTGACTTTTTAAGAAAAGTGAGAATCCCAAAAAACTCAAAAAGTCAAAAAGTTGATTTCCGAGTCTTTTGGTGATCCATGAGATAATTATAACCTGCCGCCGAGGGATTTGCAAGTATTTCAGAGGGTTTGTGTGACACTTTAAGAACTGGCACACTTCTCCTTGACTTTCGGTAGGTTGCGGGCTAAGGTAGCGTCTCCAGAGTACCTTTACAGATCCTTGACAGTAACTACCGAGCACCTTACCCCCATTTATTTAATGTTTTTTAAGTTTTCCACAGGGTTTTCCACAACCTAACCAAACCCCTTGCTATCACTGACGCGGAGTTGTGTGTTATCTTGTACTATAACATGGTTCAGTTGACCTGTGTTGTAACGTTGAAACCACACTGCTTTAAGTTGATCATAGTCATCAAATTCAATAGCATTTCCATCATTTAACACGAGTTTGTATGTGTGTCTATCATATGGTTCTGTTGATGTATGAGTGAATGTTTTTATTTGTTGTACCATGTGAACCATCCTGTTATGATGTACTTGTGTTGTGTTGGTGATACTATACCTTTATGTCTATGGGTATAATGTGGTGGGAATAGTATAGTCTTACCTTTTGTTGGTTGTACTGTATGTTGTTGATGTGTAAAGTATGTGCCACCACCATCAGTTAATGTATTAAGGTAAGTGATGTATGCAACTACTCTTGATTGAGTAGAATGCATTGCGTCAAAGTGTTCACGATAGAATGCTTCATTAGGTTGATAGTATTGAAACCTAGGACCACCATACATTACTAATTGATATCCATTGAGATACTTGTTACTATACTGCCAGACACAATGCATGAGATGATTCAAGTATTGTTCATCTTTATATTTTGGGTGTGATTTAATACCTGTCTTTGGTATATCATCCCAGAATAGGTCAGTACATTTTTTAATTGAATGATCTACCCTTTGATTAAATGATCCTATAGCACCAGGTTTACTTACTTCCTTACAATCATCGTATAGTTTAAGTAGACCATCACATACTGTATGATCTAGGTCATATTCATCAATGAATAGATCATTTTTCATTCTTCTTTGCTTTAAAGTATTCTTTGTAATACCGTTGCTTTATTTCATTCAATGTGTCCATGTCTTCTTTGTATCCCATGTACTTAAGATTTTGGTATGATCCTTCTAGGTCACTGATTAGTAATAGTAAGTGTGTTGGTGTACGTGGTCTACCATTAAACTCATGGTATTCATCTGGTAAGAAATTACTCATTGTGGATCAGCATAACGATGTTCTTGTGAGTGATATGTGTCATCAATCAACACATCATCATATTGAGATGCACGTCTACCCAAGTATACTACATCTTTATAGAATTGTTTGTACACACATAACAAACAATGATGATGTTTATGTCCTGATGAAGAAGTAATTGACATAGGTGCTGTTCCTACTTCTAGTGTGAAGTATTGATCAGTAATACAATACACCCAACCTTCATCATCTTTCCATCTAACTCTATCATTAATTTTAGGAGTGTATGTCATTTAGCACCCCCCGAATAGAATCCATCCATTTGTACTGTCATTCCTGGTGGTGTAAGATAAAAATTACCTGCTAAGATTAGTCTATCATCTACTGGACATTTGTCAACACCATGAATAGTGCCCATTGGTAGTATCACTGCAAGTCCTTCTTCTACTGGGATAGATGTATCAGACGATGGTAATAGTAATGGTGATGATCCTTCTGGTGCATTCACATAGTATACAAATGAATACTGTGTTGGTATGTGATGATGTGGTACTGAATAATCATCTTTTGAATATTTGGCGAACCATGTTGACACAATAGTAAATGTATGATCTACTGTATAGTGTACCTTCTGTGTAATAGTATGTGCTATCCAATCAACAATCGTATCAATAGCAGGCGATTCTACCCACCATTCAGACATATGTGTAACACGTACTGTTGACACATTGAGTTCTTTCCATCCAATATCATGTGCATCCTTATACAATTGTTTGTTAATGGAGAGATCATGATACTTGGCAGTGATCACATTGACATTCTCTTTATGTTTAATAATCATCTTCTATAATGCCAGTTGTATGAGAATGTAACACGTGGACCAAAGATACGCGGTGCATGATATATGCCACGCGGAACATACAAACCATCACCTTCATTCAATTCATGTATTGTACCATCTTCAAACTCATATTGAGACATACCAATGCATTGCACTAACATGATTGACATTGGATCATTGTGTGATTTAAACACAAATGACTCCGCCATGATATTACTATAGATGTGAAGATTACGTAGTTTGAGTGCGTATGCCTCTTCACATATTTGTCTTGTATGATCATTCAAATAATCTTGTGTATGTGTGACAATGGTAGGCACAATGACTTGTCTATCAATATCTAACGCAAGATCAGGATTATCTGTCTCACCATCATATTCTATATGATTTTCATGAACAAGTTCATTAGGTGGCGTAAGCATCCTAAGATAATCATTATTACG